ACATGATCTGCAGAGAGGCCAGTATCAGCACTCTCTGCAGTCATGCGGCTCACGGACCTTTCACAGCTAGCCGTGACTAGGGCTAAGATGGAGCCACCATTAAAGAAGGAAGGAAAAGAAAGGAAAAAAGAAGGAAAGAAAAAAAAAAAAAAAAAAAAGGAAAAAAAAAAAAAAAAAGAAAAAAAAAAAAAAAAAAAAAAAAAAAAAAAAAAAAAAAAAAAAAAAAAAACAGGAAATGGCCTAAGAGGCCGGAGTGTTTACCCCAACCTTCATCGGTTGGGGAGGAGGTAGATGCCTACCCCTGCAGCGAGCAGGAGTAGGCAAAACCAGAACCAGCGGGGCCGGGCATGAGACACGCTGTGATAAATGTCTCCCCCGCTGTAGCCAGCCGTGAACCAACCGGACAAGTCCAGCCGGCCAGCGGCCGCTATTGGAGTGAGTTTGAGCTTTGTTCTTACTGCCCAGTTGAAGAGGTACTTGCCACATATGGCAGCCCTGCCTCCTCTGGACAGAAGCCTAGCGCGGACGCTCCGGGCCCGGTGTCTCCAAGCTCGCAAGGGCGGGACCCCAAGTTTTCTGAGGCATGCGGCCACCCTATTGATTTCACCTGGAGAGTAACTGTGGAGTGAAAATGCGCTGAGGCCATGGAGTCTTTGAATGATTGGAGGTAGATCCAGTGGTTCTATGGAGTAGCAGGCTCCGTAGATCTCACAGTTAAGAGCCTGTTCAAGCTGATCCCTGGCTATGAGGACGCTAAAGAAATGGGTCATCAGTATCATCCTCGCCCACAGTGTGGGGGCAAACATGATTATGTTGCCTAGCCAGGAATTGACTGGAGTGTGTCTTGCTGTCTCCCACGCGGCTCTCGCGAGGGGGGTTGTAGGGTCACGGGTAAGGTAGTAGACCCTCTTTCCAGCGCCGTCGTGGGCGACTGACACGTTGGAGGAGCATGATGTTATAAGCTCCAAGTCGTATTCTGGTTGTGGGGGGTCCCCGGGGGGGGCGGAGTACCTGGTCATAGCCTCCGTGAAGGCTCTCAGGCTCGCCGCGTCCTCCTGGACCCCCGCACTTTCACAGATAACGACTAAGTCGTCGCCACACACGAGCATGGTGCAGTCCTGGAGCCCTGCGGCTCGACAGGCTGCCCGGGCCTTGATGTAGCAAGTGAGGGTGTTACCACAGCTAGTTGTCAGTACGCCGCTCGCGCGGCACCTGCGGTAGCCGCAGTTTTCCCCCCTTGAATTGGTAAGAGGGCCCCCAACATAAAGCCTCTCAGTGAGGGACTTGATGGCCACGCGGGCTTGGGGGTCCAGGTCACAACATTGGTAAATTGCCTCCTCCGTACGGATGTCGCTCTCAGTGACTGTGGAGTCAAAACAGCGGGTATCATACGAGAACCCCATCGGGGTCTTCTTGGACTTCCACGCTTGCACGAGGAATTCAACCCGCTGTCCTGGTGAGTATTGGAATCCGTAGGAGCTTCCCATCACGGCCAGGGGGAGCTTGCTAACCACGTCGTACAGGGCCATCTTCTCGCACACGCGCACGCCCAGGTCGGGGAACACGATGAGACGAGCTGGCTTACGACCCCCCTTCTCAGGCTGAACGCAGAAAACCTCGTTCTTGGCCATGATGGTAGTGTCTATTGGTGTTACACTGTCTTCCAGAAGGTCTTTCCACACGGAGTTGATGTGGGCTACGGCCTTTCTGGCATGGCAACGGACGTCTTTTGCCCCATAGCCAAACTTGGATTTGGCTGAATGTGGGGGCGTCAGGCTGCAAGCTTCCTCTACGGATAGCAAGTTAGCCTTCACTTTTGACGCCGCTGCTTTGACCTCCTTGAGCACGTCCTGGTAATGGCTGTCCAGAACTTGCAGTCTGTCAAATGTGACTTTCTTCTGCCTTTGGCAAGCACTGCGTGAAGTGGTGGAATACACCAGATTGTGATGGCGTAGCAACGAGTTGCTCAGTGCGTTGATGGGCAGTTTTTGTTCTTCCGCAGCGCACGGGGTGACGAGTGCGCCTGTCCAGGAATAAGACATTGAGCAGCACACGACATCTTCCGTGTCGGCCCCACTACTGACCGTCGACCATGACCCGTCGCTGAGATCCGGATCCCCAGGCTCCCCCTCCAGGGGGGGCATGGAAGAATAGGACTCAACGTCGGAGTCGGGGGGGCAGCCAGAAGGGGCGGGCTCAGAGGATGTTGTCGTATTGTCGCCCGTAATGCCGGAAGTTGAGGAGCTGCCAAAACTTTTGGTGGCAAGCTCGGCCAAGGCAGTAGATAGGGTTGATTCGGTGAGGACCACCGTACGCTTTTTCCGAGGCGGAGGCACAGGAGGGGACCGTGGAGGTGGTAGCGGGCAGCCATGGACCACAGGTGGTTCGTAGTCAGGCTTTTTCCACGTCTCTACTAGCGGGGGGTTGTAGTCCGGCCGCGCCCAAACGGGCAGGGCCCGGGCGAATCTCCGAGACTTCCGCAGAATTTCTGCGGGTACGGAGACCTCCCGCTCATCCTCCTCTGCCACAAGCGGATCGAAGGAGTCCAGAATCACCACTTTGTTCTCTGACTCAACCCTGGTGATGTTGCCGCCCATCTCCTGCCTCCACAGGAGGTTAGCCTCTATGAGCTCGGCGTCAGGGGAGTCATGGTTGGCGGTGCAAGTTGCCTTGAGAGATGGAGCGGACAGCTGGCTGGCCGAGGAGCTGGCCATAGAAGGGGGTGACCCTCTCGCCAACCTTCTCCCGGCCGCCTCTGCTGTTATATGGGAGGGATCAGTGAGCATGGACGTCAACACGGCTACGTCCGGTTCGGGCTCGCAAGGTAATTGCGACCCCACCGGGTACTCGTGGAGTCCTACTCTGAATGATACCTCCTCCCGCAGCAAGGGCTTGCAAGGGGGCGCAAACCTATGTAGGCGCACCCCGTCCAATTCTGTGAAAAATTCGGGCGATGGGATCTGGCACGGGCATTTAAGATTGTCAGTAGTCATACCCGATACGTAGTGGAAGTCCCCCACCCGCCTTATCTCCACGTATTCCTCTGCAGACACCCTCCACAGCGCGAACTTATAGTTCGGCGCAGGAAGGGGAGTACAGGGGCCCGTGGTGTAGGCGTTAATGGGGAACGTCCCACTCCACATGTTCCTGCAGGTCCTAGGACCGACGATCCTCATCGTCCCGTTTTTGACATGTCCAGTGATCTCAGCTCCACAGTGGCAGCGAGTGTGCATAATGCCGTCTCCTCGCCAGACCCCCCTATACCCGCGCTGGCAGGACACAAAGGGAATCCCAGGCAGTTGTGGCATGAGCTTGGCTTTCAGCCAGGTCTTAAAGTCGCTCAGCACCTCGCATATCCAGTCCCAGATGTCCCTTAGCCAGGAACCGGAGCATGGAGTGGTACACTCCGAGCTTATCCACTGATGCAGTCGCCTCAGGAGCTGGGTTACAGTGAGGCTGCTGAGTATGGCAGTGACGCGGGCGGCTGCATCGCTCTCCGGCACGTAGTGCGTGGGGGAAACATGGTTCCCCCGGGAGGCGAAGGCTATTAGCCGGTTCATCCATTGCACTGCCCCCTCGCCCGGGCCAACGTGCCGGCGCAGTATTGCTGCGCAGACCACACCGACTACAAGGGCTCCAGGCGAGAGGATGGCGGGCAGCAGATTGACCAGGTCCTCCGTGGAGGGGACCTCACCGCTCATGATCTTGAATGCTACAAGAGCTCCCGCCACGCCCGCGCCATACCCTGCAAGAATGTCCACGAGGACCTTCCCCAGTCCAACGCTGCCGATGGCGGCGCCAGCTAAGCCAGCGCCCACAAAGGCGGTAGCGGCACCGGGGGCGGCGAGCTGGGCAGCCACCCACCCCCCCAATATGTTGAAGAGGAGGGTTTGGCCAGTGGTTAGTGGGCTGGTGACGGCAGCTGTAAAAGCCATCAATGAAGCAATGGCGGGGTTACCAGGCAGCGTTGACAGGCCCGCCAAGTATTGTATCCCACTGATGAAATTCCACATGTGCTTCGCCCAGAAGACCTCGAGTTTCTGCCAGTTGGTCTGGACAGCAGGGGTGATAACCTCTGCTTGGCGGGACGCGGTCTGCAGGAGGCCGAGGGCCTTCTGCTTGAACTGCTCAGCGAGCATCATCCCTTGCTCGATGTACGGTAAGTGCTGAGAGCACTCTTCCATCTCATCGAACTCCTGGTAGAGAACCTCCCTGTCAGGTATAATTGCCGGCTTCCCGGACAAGACAATCCTGCCCACTATGACCACGCAGCCTGTTGACAGGCAATACGCGGCCAGAGCAGCCAGGACGCCGCCAACGAGCACCCAGGTGCTCGTGACGACCTCCAGGTCGGCCGACATGCATGTCATGATGTATTTGGTGATTGGGTGCGTCAGGGTGACTTCATTCTGAACAGCGCCCAGTCTGTATAGCAGGGGTGTTGGCCCATGGAGGGTGGGTTTAAGGCGGATCAAACACTTCCACATCTGGTCCCACGATGGGGGAGGGGCTTGAGCCCTAGCGCACACGGTGGCTTGGTACGCTACCAGGTAAGGAAAGTTCTCCCCACTCTGCTTTGTCTGGGATAGAAAGTGGGCATCTATATGAGTGAGGCCCGTAAAGACGCCCTCCCAAAATTCAAGATGGTCCTGGCACACGGGAAGCCCCGGGGTGTTCATGTACGCTCGTAGCCTAACTGTAGTCTCGGCGGGCGTGAGCTCATACCAAGCACAGCCCGCGTCATAGCACTCACAGAGGACGGACGAGTCGAACATGCCGGAGGGGCGCTCCCCCGGTGCCACAAATCTGTAGATGCCTGGCTTCCCCCTGCCAGTCCTGCCCCGGCGTTGAGTCCTGGAGACAGCATCCTGGGGGAGCGTGGTTGTCTCAATGGTAAAGGTAGGGTCAAGGCTGAAATCGACTGTCTGAGTGACACACGTGTTGCAGTCTATCACAGAGTCGAAGTCGCCGGTAAAGCCAGTCATGAGAGCATCGGTCGACACGACGACAACATCGCCGCTGGTCGGGATGACAGACACGTCAAGACCGCGGTAGTAGGCCACGGCATTGATGCCCAATGCGACCAGCTTCGCGGCGAGCTCGTCGCACTTCTTCTTTGAGTGGCAGAAGATGAGATGTCTTCCCCCCTTGATCACCTCGAGGGGGATAGCCTTGCCGTAAAAAGGGATCTCTCCGGTGGTGGACAGAGCAACCTCCTCGATGTTAGGATGGGACACAGTGACGGAGCCCGGAGGGGTAGCAGTGGCGAGCACAACCAGTCTCGCCCCCGCAGTCTCTGCTTGGTCAAGGACAGTGCCGATGCCCAAGATGGATGTGGCATCCGTGGAGTGGCACTCGTCACAAATTATTATGTCATAAGCACCTCCTGAGCACCCGCCGTCGGCAAGGAACTTGCCGTAGGTGGAGTACGTGATGGGGCTGCCAGTGGTAATTGTTCTCACCCCGGTCCTGATATTAGGATCAACCCCATGGGCCTTGGACATGTAAGCACCAAAGCCCAGCGTTGCAGCAACAGAGGGGTTGAGCACCAACACCTTGTAGCCCTGGGCTGCGTACGCAGCCGGGACCTTGGTGCTCTTACCGCTGCCGGTGGGAGCATGCAGGTGGGCCACCTGGAAGCTCTGGGGCACTGCTGGTGGAGAGGAGTTGTCCGTGAACACCGGGGATCTCATGGTTGTCTCTAGGTTCTCCACAGGGATAAAGTCCACCGCCTTAGCCACTCCACGGGTGCACACCGCGGCCCTGAATAGGCCCACGGCGTGTCCCGCGGGGCACAACAGCGGACCCCCCGAGGAGCCTTTCAAGTAGGAAATGGGCCGGGGCGAAAGCAGGCTACCCCTGCTATCACCTCGCCGGCGCACGGGAATGACATCGGCGTGCCTCGTGACCAGGTAAAGGTCCGAGGAGCCGCAGGTGCAGGGTGTCAATGAGCGGGAACCTTGAGGAGCGGGCCAGCCCACAAGGTCTTGGTCCACATTGGTATACATCTGGATGACAGGACCCTTGGGTGATGCGATGGTCCTCGTTCCGGCCCCGTGGTAGACAGTCCAGCATACCCCATTGATGCACGTTGCCAGGAAGGTTTGGGTAGCAGTTGACACGATCTGGACCTCACCCTCCACTTGGTTTTTGTCCCGGCCAGTCAGGCTGGTGATTATACACCCTAGGAGGCCTCTCGTCTGCTGGGCGTACGCCGTGATGGGCGCCAGCAACCTCCACCCCTTGGAGACCATTCCGTCGGCTGGCCCAAGCAGTATCTCCTGGCCCCTACGGGCAGAGACGGGCAAGCCGTTGATGATGTCACCGCACGCGGCGGTATCTGCCCCCCACGTGATGAGCTTGGTCTCCATTCGGGAGAAGACGACTGGTTCCACAGCCACGGCCAGATCTCGCAGGCCGTTGTGCGCCCAGTCTCGAAGAGGGGTGAGATGGTTATACACATAGGTGCCAGTAAGCGCCCCTAACTTGATGATGGCCATTTGCACGTAATGACCTCCGGCTATCTTCCGCGCTAGCGCGCAGATCCGGAGAAGGCCTTGAACGCGCACGAAGTAGGGGACTTTAAGCAAACTGGCTTGAAGAATCCAAAGGGGTCCGAAGATGGCCAGGAGTAGTTTGGTGATGTCAAATACCAGAGTCGGGTGTACAACACACATGAGTAAGATGACGGCATCGCGCCCCCCCCGGACGTTGAGGGGGGGAACCCACACGTGCAGTTGCGCTTCTACTCTGGTCAGAAAATACTGAAGCCACCACATGCACCAGCTGATGTAGCGCTTGTAATATGGCGACAGAGTCAGCGCCATTAACCCGACAAGAACAACGCCGCCACACGACGCGGCCACCTCCGTGTCCAGTGCGTATGCCCGCTGAGGCAACGCCAGCAGGAGCAGGAGGAGAGGCCACATCCCGTAGAAGGCGTAGACCGCTCCGGGCACCCACCTACCCTTCAGATACCACGCAAAGCAGAAGAACACGAGGAAGGACACAAGACCGTGCGTCCCGGCCAGGGATGCTGCATTGAGTATTACGAGGTTCTCCAAAGCCGCCTCCGCTTGGGATATGAGTAACATCATCCACAAGCAGGAGCAGACGCGCGCGTCTGCAAGCAGGAGGAACAGGAGAACGACGTACTCCCACTTAATGGCCCAGGACGCGATGCTTGACCCTACCCCGTACAAGTACTGCACGTCCACAATGTTCTGGTGGAGGTGGATGAGGCCGGTGGACAAGGCTGGCAGGGTCGTGAAAGAACACGGAAGGACCTGCCACTGTGTGGTGGACAGCAGCAATGGGCTGAGCTCGGACCTGTCCCTGTCTTCCAGATCACAGCGTTCGCCCCGCGTCCAGTTGCAGGCCGCTTCCAGCCTGTGCTCGACCCCTCCCACGTACATCCTGACTTTGAATATGGTGTAATTGATGGTACAAGGATAGTGCCAAAGCCTATACGGGTAGTCGACCATGCACCTGGGTGTAATCCAGGGACCGGAGCCGCACCGAGAGTATGTGGCTTCCGGATGCTTGCGGAAACAATCAGTGGGGCAGAGCAAGGTGTTGTTGCCCACCCCTCCGATGACACAAGGGGGCGCTCCGCACACTTTGGTGAATCCAGTTGAGTTCATCCAGGTACAACCGAACCAATTGCCCAGCGGTGGCCTGGTGTTGTTAAGGACGAAGACATCCGTATCATTTGCACCCCAGCTGTAGGTAGGCGCGCCCGACCTGTCGGTCGTTCCCACCACCACGGGGCTGGGAGTGAAGCAATATACCGGGCCACACACGCTCTTTGCGGGCACAATGCCACAAGGTCTTGGAGGGTAGTGCCAGCAGTAGGGGCGTTCGTCGAGGCCGCTTCCGTTGGCATAACTGATAGGACCCCAGCCCTGGGCAAAATCGGTAAGGCGTCGGCAGCTGGCCAACCTCTCAGGACAGCCTGAAGAGTTGAATTTGTGCTGATAGAAGAGCCCTGCTAACCAGCCGGTGTTAAGGCTTTCATTGCAGTTCAAGGCCGTGCTATTGATGTGCCAACTGCCGTTGGTGTTGATCAGTTGGATGTTCTGCTTGGCGCCTGGTGTAAGGAGACCAACAAGCCCAGCCGTGGTGCGGCCGGCACTTCCCCCGGTGACGTGGGTTTCCGCGTCGACGCCGGCAAATAGCAGCAGCACTACCAGGACCTTCGCCCAGTTCCCCACCATGGAGAAATACGCTATGCCCGCCAGGACTCCCCAGTGAGCACCAGCGATCATGTCCATGATGGCTTGTGGGATCCGGAGCAGCTGAGCTACCACCAACGCTGCCGTAGGGGACCAGTTCATCATCATATCCCATGCCATGCGATGACCCGTTATATGGCCGGGATAGATAGAACAATTGCAGTCTTGCGTCGTCCAGTGGCGCCTGGGAGAGAAGGTAAACAGTTGACCAACAAGAAAGACAGACCCGCACAGGTCCCCCACGTAGAGGGCCGAGCAGAGGGTGGCGCTCCCGACAAGCAGATCGATATGACGTCGAAGCTGCGTTGTGGGGAGTTTGCCGTCCCTGGTGGCCACCGTGGGGGTCACCGCCACCCAACACCTCGAGGCGTTACCCTCGCGAACGCAAGGGACACACCCCGGAGTGTGCAGGATGGCATCGGCCGCCTCGTACACAATACTCGAGTTAGGGCAATCATTGGTGACATGGTAAAGCCCCGAGGAATTGCGCACTTGGTAGGCTGAAGCGGGCACAGTCAGGCAAGAGAGCAGGGCCAGAAGGAAGATAGAGAAAGAGCAACCAGGAAGGTTCCCTGTTGCATAGTTCACGCCGTCTTCCAGAACCCGGACGCCATGCGCCAGGGCCCTGGCAGCGCCTCCAAGAGGGGCGCCGACGAGCGGTATGTACCCCATGAGGTCGGCGAAGCCGCACGTAAGGGTATCGATGACCTTACCCAAATTGCGCGACCTACGCCGGGGGTCTGTGGGGCCCCAGCTAGGCCGAGAGCCACGGGGAGACAGGAGCCATCCCGCCCACCCGCAACCCTCATTGCCATAGAGGGGCCAAGGGTACCCGGGCTGAGCCCAGGTCCTGCCCTCGGGCCGACGTGCCTTGGGGATAGGCTGACGTCTACCTCGAGGTTGCGACCGCTCGGAAGTCTTCCTCGTCGCGCGCACACCCAATCTAGGGCCCCTGCGCGGCAACAAGTAAACTCCACCAACGATCTGACCGCCACCCGGGAACTTGACGTCCTGTGGGCGACGGTTGGTGTTACGTTTGGTTTTTCTTTGAGGTTTAGGATTCGTGCTCATGGTGCACGGTCTACGAGACCTCCCGGGGCACTCGCAAGCACCCTATCAGGCAGTACCACAAGGCCTTTCGCGACCCAACACTACTCGGCTAGCAGTCTTGCGGGGGCACGCCCAAATCTCCAGGCATTGAGCGGGTTTATCCAAGAAAGGACCCGGTCGTCCTGGCAATTCCGGTGTACTCACCGGTTCCGCAGACCACTATGGCTCTCCCGGGAGGGGGGGTCCTGGAGGCTGCACGACACTCATACTAACGCCATGGCTAGACGCTTTCTGCGTGAAGACAGTAGTTCCTCACAGGGGAGTGATTCATGGTGGAGTGTCGCCCCCATCAGGGGGCTGGC